CACGAAATCCCAATACATCGAGGAGTTTTTGTGTGCGCGCTCATCGCTGTTGCTGACTTGCGCCTCCTGTTTCTTCGGCTTCGACTCTGCGGCAGCTTTTGCTACTTCGGCTTCAATTACCTCCTCGCCGTCCCCATTCTCATAGCCGTTGCCCTCCGGCAGGAATGCGCCGGCGGGGGAGGCGGGCAAGCTGGTGGCATAGCTCTCGGCAACCTTCGTGCGCACCCACTCCGGGTTCGCCTCTAGGTGCAGCAGCCACTTCTCCACACGGATGCGCTCGCCTCCCGCACCCTTGCCCTTCGGCACGGAAATCTTTTTCGGCTTGCGGTATAGGTCGATCAGGATGCGGCTCAGGCTATCATTCCCCGTCACCTGCGCGTTCGTCCATTGCAAGGCGTCCAGGTTGCCCGAAATCTCGGCGATGTCCCAGATCGAGGTCGTGTGTACCGTGAAGAAAGCCAACCGCCCAAGAATGGGGAGAATAACTTTTAGGCGGCCCGCCGGAGTTGCGTAAAGCGGAATGCGTTTGCCCTTCTGGTTCATGTAGTGACCCACCGGCGCATCGGGGTCAAACACGCGCAGCTTCCCGTCCGCATCCCGCCAATCCTTGACCAGCACCTCCAGCGTCTCCGGGTCCTTCAACTTCTCGAAATAATTCAGAGTGAGGTCAGCCTCGGGCAGGGGACAGATACCGGCGCGGGCCTTCAACTCGCTGGCGGTATACGCCTCATAAGCCGCTTCCCAGCAGCGGTCACGGTCAGGGAACGGCAGCCAAATTTGGATCTTCGCCGGTTCGCTGCCGTAATGCTGCTCGAACACGCGCTGCGCCTCGCGCTCGGCCTCGGCAAACACTACGCGGAAATAGGTCAAGTCCTTGCCGGGTTGGTCTGCCCTGGTTTTCTCCTCGCCCTTGCGTATCTGCCCGATCTCCGGGAACGCCATACCCCTGTCAGTAAGTCCTACGATTCCAGACATTTCTTCCTCCAATCAAAATCCGATTTCGTGGATAAGCTCCTCGGCGCTTTTCTTTTCACCATCATCCGGCGCCAATTCAGGATAATTGCGCTTGACCTCGCCCGCTTCCAGCCCGCTCTCCAGCTTCCGTTGCCGAGCCCACTCCCGGCTCACGTAGCCGCGCGTCTCCAATCCACAATTGAAGCAGAAGATCAGGTCAATGTGCGGCTCATCAGACGGTTCCACCTTCAACTCGCCCCAGCAATTGGAGCAAACCAGAGTTCGTTTTATCCTGGCCGCCTTGTGGTCAGGGTGCAGAAGATGCTCAGGAAAGCCGTCCATCCAACCTCCGTTCCAGTGCGGAAATCGTGAGCGCCAAGCGGCAACCACCGTTGTGACCATTGCCGTGATAAGCAAAACAACCGGGGCAGTAAACGCCGCCATCCCATTGTACCCACTCCACGCTCCTCAGCGTCGCCAACAACTCCGCGTCCGAGAGCAGCGAGGGGGTAGCTTCCTCTGTCGTGTATATGACGGTGCCTTCGGGTAACGCAGCAGCTTCGTCGATTGGATCAAGACGGCACTGCGCACCCCAGGATTCGATGTCGTGCTCCACGGCTTTTCCGGTGAGGGGGTCAATCAGTATCAGGGTCATCGGTATCCTCCAAATCGGCGAGGGCATCGTTGGCATCTTCCCACCATGTTTGAAGCGACGATAATTCAACATAGATATATCTGTCCTCGTCAGTTGTTATTTCTTCGGGATGGTAGTGATCGCCAATGCCGTTCCGCAGTTTCTTCAACAAATTCCTTTGCCCCCTTATTTGGGCGATGAGGGCAGGGACATCTTTGCTAACCATTTCGGCAGCGGACATTCTGTTGTCATGTAAATAATTCCCCAAATGCTTTGCTCTGATCTCAATCTCTTTTAGGTTCATCCAGGCCTCCTCAATCGAATTGCGGAAGCTTCTCGCCATCCCACCTACAGTTAGGACACTCGACGGCGTGAATGGCGAGGATTTGTTTCTTATGCGCTTTGACGTAAGCCTCCCACGCTTTGTCATAAGCCTCCCGCGCTTTGTCATAAGCCTCCCGCGCTTTGACGTTAGCCTCCCACGCTTTGGCGTAAGCCTCCCGCGTTTTGGCGTAAGGCTCCCACGCTTTGGCGTAAGCCTCCCGCGCTTTGTCATAAGCCTCCCGCGCTTTGGCGTAAGGCTCCCACGCTTTGGCGTAAGCCTCCCGCGTTTTGGCGTAAGGCTCCCACGCTTTGGCGTAAGCCTCCCGCGTTTTGGCGTAAGGCTCCCGCGCTTTGGCGTAAGCCTCCCACGCTTTGGCGTAAGCCTCCCGCGTTTTGACGTAAGCCTCCCACGCTTTGGCGAAATATTTCGGAATAGCCAACTGCCTCTTGGCGGGCCGCATTAGCGTTAGCCGTTCAAGCCGCTCACGCTCTGGTTTTTTCGTGCCGATTTCAACCGCGCGCTTGCAAAACTCCTCGAATAGCATCGGCCAATATAGCCGAGACGCCGGTTGGTGCCAGGGGTGCCAGATGAATTTCAGCCCCGCCCACGGCTTTGGGAAGGGGACATCGTATTCTTCGTAAATCTCGCGGGCTTGCTTCTCGGTTTCGGTCATCGCGTCTCCTCGTTATTTTGCGGATGTCTGCCAAATTCTAGCATATCTCCTCAATCCTGTCAAGTGACTTGACAACCTGTTTCTTTTGTGATATTCTTGTGCCGAGATGAAACCCTACGAAAAAGCCATTGCGCAACGAACCCTATTCAAAGAGTATCTCAAAGCCTTGATGGCCGAGCGCAAGGAAACGTTCCGCAAGTTCGCGGCCTCTCTGAATTCGGGGCTGCCTGAGGACGCCTGCATAACTCATGCCACCGTACATGCGTGGTCACAGGGGAAGTACATCCCAGGCCGGAATTACTTTGCCCTCATCATGGCCTACTATGAAGACGGTTCCTGGCAGCGCGACTTTGGCCGCCGCGGGCTTGAGATTCTCTATCCGGGCGGAGCGCTGTTCTAATGGAAAATGAAATGCTCGGCCACGATGTCCTCACCCACGAAGGGCCGGGCACGATTGTGGGATTACGCTACGGGTACGTTCTGCTCGTCCGGCTAGTTATCGCTTACGTTGTGCGCCTGCAAGACGGCGAACTCGTGCTGTGGAAGCCGAAGGCCTAGCCTTGCGCCCCGCCCGCGACGTGGTACAATGTCTCTATCCGCTGCCGCCAGAAGCCCGCTTTGGTGAGGTTTTCGGTTCGTCCATTTAGGTGGCGGCGGAAACCGGAGACCTCACCAAAGCGGGTTTTTCGTTGGAGCGAGCAATGCCACAAATACAAGGCCTGACCATCCGCGAGGAAACAACCGAATACGTCACGGAATATGGGCAGCTAAAAGAAAAGAAATTACCGCCTTTCATCAAAATGGACGTTACCTTTCGAGAATCATTGAGCCTTTTATCGGATGCCTCTCTTTCCGTTTTTATCTGCATTGCCCTTCACATCAACGAAAAAAGCGAGTCTTTTCCCTCCTACGAAACCATAATGGCCGAGACCGGATATTCCAATCGCTCAACGATCAAGAGGGCACTGGACAAACTGGCCGGTCTATCTCTAATTCAAATAACTCCAGGGGGGGGACGAGGAAAGCCCAACACCTACCAGATAAAACGATTTATGTCCTATGGAAAGAGTCCGAAAAGCGGACAGAATAGAGGGGGAGAAACAGTCCAGTCTGTGAATAAACAGTCCGTTTCGCAACAAGAAACAGTCCACTTAGTGAGACGGGAAGAAGAACCAATAAGAAGAACCAATAAGAAGAAGAACCAGGGGGGTGGCTTCGCCCCACGCCACCCCGCCGTCCAGGCTTACACCGATGGGGCGAAATGGAACGCCAGCCCTCCCCAGGCGGAGGAAATCATCAAAATCGTGGGGGAAGAACCAAACGACATCGAGTTCTGGTATTCCGTTGCTCGAGCCTACGTTCTCGCCGGCTGGAACCGCAGCAACGTGGGCGCAATGCTTGACTACTACCAGCGCCGAGAGCTGCCCGGAACGAAACAGAACCGCTCCACCAGCAAGACCGCCCGGAACATGCAACTGCTGAAAGAAGTCATGGAGGATCGCGAACGTGGCGAAACCGAATGAATTAGACGCCGCCATCGCCCTGCTCACCGGCGCGTTCCCCAACGTCCAGGTCGAGAAGGGTACGATAATCGTTTACCAGAAATTCCTGGCCGACCTCGACCCCGAGCTCATGATCCTGGCCGTGCAGACCGCAATTGCGCGTCATCCCTATGCAACCTGGCCCACCATCGCAGAAATCCGCTCCGTGTATGCCGAAATCTCGAACCCCGACGTGCCCTCCACCGCCGAGGCCTGGGGGCAGGCGATTGCCGAATTGAACTCCTACAGTGGGTATCCCTCGACTCACCCCCTGGTGAAGGCCACTCTCAAAGCAATGGGGCGGCAAACCATCATGCAGTACGATAACATGGGCGTGTTGTATGCCCATTTTAGCAAAGCCTACGAGCAGATCGTAGCACGCGAGAAGCAGAACCTCACCATGCTGCCGGAGGTACGTGAGCACGTCGCCAGATTGAACGAAGGCAATCCCGTCCATAAGCAACTTGAAGCCCTGGCCGCGAGCAAGGCGGTCGAGCAGGAGAGAAGCGAATGAGCACCAAGAAGCTAACAATCCACATCGAACTTGAAGGACTTACGGAAGAGCAAGAAAATGAGCTTGACCGACTATATGATAAATTCCTGAATTATGCGGAGAGCAAAGGATTGGCAACAGAACGCAGCCACATTGTTGCTACGATGGAGGATCTGTCGGAGTCCTCCAATGACTGACCCCCGAACCGAACCCGATCTGGACGCCCGCGTCGCAAGGGCGCAGGGGTGGGTGTTATCAGACGATGGCCGCGATTGGGTAATGCGGGATGCTCCCAATTTGATGAGTAAGCGGATACATCCGGTGGCACGCTACCACCCCTCCCGCGACCCCGCGCAGGCGCTCGCGTTCTTGCGAGAAGCATGTAACAATGCCGATGTTCAGGATCGCCTAACTGAAATTCTGGGTCGGAGATACTCAACAATATATTTATTACTTTCTAAGGATTTTGCTGAGCGGATTTGCGAAGCCGTCCTCGCGGCTGTGGAGCACAGCGATGACAACTAATGAAGAGATTGCCCTGCTCCCAAAATGGGCACAGGAAATATATGGCCGGAAATGGGGCAACACAATCCCGAAAATGCTCGAATCTTGGGCATCCGCTCTCGCCGAGAACGCCATCCTCAGACGGATAGCGGAGGCGGCGCAGGTGGACATT